TTGAAGCGTAGCCGATACATCCTGCCAGCGAGTCGGCGCAAGGCTTAGTGTGTTATCGGTAGAAATGACAGTCAAAAAGGCCTGATTATCCCGTATGTTCCAAGCCCACCCCTCGACGAACCCTCGATAGGCGACATGGATGATAGGCACGGGCAAATTAAGAATCTGAATGGGCATTCCCATATAAATATCGATAAATTTATCTCGATCGCTATTTGTCACATTTGGCGAATCAACAGGCACGATAAAACTATTAACCGAAGTCTCAGGGTAAGCCCGAAGGGTTACATATCTGTCGGCGTTAAGTTGCGCCTCGGCCGTATCCTCTAACTCCGTAGAAATGGAAGCTGAGAGCGTCCCATAGGTAGCGATTGATCCCGCGTCGCTTGATGTCACCGTTTGACCGTTTTTATAGGTAAGTAAGACATCGTTAGTAATGTCATTAAACGATCTTTGTGAGCTAATGCCCTGCCACAAAATGTAATCTAGGCTGATGTTCATATAACCTAAAGCTTGAGCCGTAGCCGTGCGGCGCGACTCATTCGCATAACCAACCTCGCCCGCTGTGGTCTCATAAATATATCCGAAAGCCATTTGAGCGTATTTTGCGGCTAATGAGTAAGCATCGGTCGGACTTGCGGCGCGAGCTTGTAATTCATAGACACCGACATCGACTGTGTCAATGGGTACGCCCGCTTCGGTTAAAATTGTATTGATGCGATCGTTGTCGTACTCTTTCGGATAGCTAGTCGTACCAACCACCACGCGAGCCATTTCGGCAAATACGCTCACAGCCGTCACGGTTTCGACCGCGACACTAGCTGAATCGCCAAAAGCGACCATCTCGGCACTAATGTCTCGAACTTTACCCGTGAAGATTGTGACTGGGTTGCCCGCGCTGTCTTCGATTGTGATAGTTACGGAGTCGTTGATTTCATAAAGATTATTCGTGTTATTAGCGTTTAAGATTTGAATGGTGGCGTACCCCGCGCGAGCTTGTTCCCATACAGTCGTACGGCCATAATTAATAGTTAAGCCCGCTAAAGTCTCATTCTCATAATCTGCGCCGTTAATAGAAACGACCGCATTAGGTAACCAGGTCACGCACTAACCACCCGCGACACGCCTAAATTCGTGAAAGTACCTGAAAGAGTTGCCTCGCGCCCAAGAATGTTATTTATAGCACGAGCCACACCTATCGGATCAAGCGCGCCCGTTACATTGATGTTGTAATTATTAACGACACCGCCGCCACCTAAACGGTTATTTGGAATTATGTTCCCATTCGTTTTTGGCACGAATAACTCTGGCCCGCGTTCGCCGACGAGATAACTCTTGGAGCTTGACACAGGGCCGCCTTCGGCTTTACCACCGCCGAATACGCTCGAAATTACGCCGCTGATTCCTTTAACCAACGGATTATCTTTAACTAATTCAATTAAATTTTTAATCGATGAAACCACGCCATTAATAAAACCAACTAATTTCGAGAAACCCGTAATAAGTCCAGAGACCAGCGTGCCGACCGTCTTAAATGCTGTCCCTAAAATTGTGCCAATAGCAGGTGCTAACTTATCGGCCACAAATTTCGCGACAGATTTGAATAAATCAAAAAGCGGTTTCAAATTTGTTTCGTTATCTTTAATAGATTTCGCGACTGACGAGAATGCCGTGACGAGTCCGTCTATAATTGGCTGGACAGTTTTTTTAACGCCTGGAATAACAATATCGTTAAGAAATGCCCACCATTCCTTAAAAATTGGAATTAGTGTCTCTTTAAAGAATTTAGAAAGATTATCAAAAACTGGCTTTAAGTCTTCTCCGATATTTGTGGCTAAATCTTGAATGACCGGAATTACTTTCTCGACAAAAGTAGTAACTAACGGCGTAATAGCATCGAGCACGAATGATCCGACTGTCTCCTTGCCTTCATTGAACGCAACTTGAAGACGATCCATTTTGCCCGCAAATGTTTCGGCCTGGACTGATGCTTGCCCTGCGAATGTATCCGATAGGGTTTTTGTTATTTCGTCAAAGCTCATCGTTTTGAGCTCTGCGGCACTTATGCCCACCCCTAATTTACCGAGCGCGGTTTCGTTACCTTCGTACGCTTTCGCGAGCGCATTTGACACGGTTTCTAACGATTTGCCGCTTCCCGCCGCTACATCAAGCGCAAGGGTCTGGAGCTTTTGAGCTTCTTCGACATCTTTTGTCGATTTAACTAAACGATCTAACGATGGTCGCAATTCGTCATCGGTTACACCTGTGGCGAGACTCGTCTTTGTTATGTATTTCTCGGTCGCGGCGATTTGTGTATCTGTTGCGCCTGTGACATTTTTTAGAGAAGTAGCTAATGCCGTCTGTGCCTTCTCGTCTTCGATAGCCGCCTTTACGCCATCGACTAACAGCTTGCCAGCGTATGCCGCCGCCGCCGCACCTGCCGCCGCAAATGCCACAGCCGCTTTCTTGCCGAAGTCTCCAAGTTTGTCGCCAAAAGTATCGACTTCTTTTGTGCCTTGACCTAATTTCTCGCGTAAATCAGCGACATCGGCCAGAATGGAGAGCTTTAGCGTACGACTTCCAGCCATTAATCACTCCCATACTTATCGACGATCCTTGCGAAGGACTCTTCCCATTGTTTCACGAGATCGCCCTGATTCTCGCGAAGCGCGGGATATATATACCAGCCCTGCGGATTCCAACCTGGGAATTGTTTATATTTCTTTGATCCGAATTCTGTGCCAGGCCAGAGCTCTTTAGTTAATCCACCGCCGCTAAATCTCTGCCCAGCAAAACCAATCTTGATCTCACCGACTTTCGATGTTTTAGCCACCGTCGCGCCTTGCGCTACTTGAACGGCGACTCTTTGACTCTGGCGTACGGTGTAAGCCTTTTCGATAATCTTGCCACGCAAGAATTCAGCCAGCGCGCCGCCTATGCGTTGCGCTTCTTTTGTGGCTTCTTCGTCCATAGCTTTGAACGCGCCAGCGATGCGGGAGATTTCGCGGCGGTTATACGCCTCGACCTGGTCGGCTGTTGCCATTTCGTTTCTCCAAAATCTCGATCGCTGTCATTATGTCTTCGGGACTAGTCCATTCAGACATAGGAATACGCGTGGCGATCGCCAGCTCGACGATTAGTCGTCCGACGCTCCCACGCTCGTGGCTTTTGGGTTTGGCGTATTCATCACATCGAGATCAGCGATGGTCTCGACCCATACCTCATACGGTTTCACGGGTTGCCCCGCTTTCTCTCTTTTGAGAGCCGAATATGCCAAGAAAGCCAAGTCGCTGATGCCTAAGTGATCATCATTGACATTTGTAATCTTGCGCTTGGTACTTGTCTCCCACTTGATCCATTCAGGCGGCAGAACCGTCGCCAGCTCTGACTCGCCTGAATGATAAGTGACATTGATTTGTAATCTCATGCTCCTGATGTCCTGTTCTTTTAGCTAAATGTCTCGGTAGGTGTTCCGACGACGGTGAAGCTTAACGAGACAGTCTGCGCGTCTGGTGATGTACCGCCCACCGATGGGAAGACAGGCATCACATTAAAGGCAAATACCGCACCTGTGACCGCTGTCAATGACACAGCTAAAGTCGTGTTAGGTGCTGATTCAGCCGCATTCCAAAGAGCTTCGCAGAGAGAGTCGGCCGCGCCCCAATCGGCGAGCATCTCCATCTCGAAAGTCCATTGATCATCAATATGCTTATAGGCTTTTTGATATAGCGTCTGGTAAGTCTCAATCGTCGGATCATTTGTGAGCGTCGCTGATAAAGCTTGCTCGTCGTAATTCTTGGTCGCGATCGTCAAGACTAGATCGCGCCCCGTAATGACGGTCGTTGCCACTTTGTTCTCCTTCTAGTTTGTTTGCGTGTAATAGGTCGAGATATTTATGTCCGCGGTTAGGTATTGAGCCGCCCCGATTTGAGACACTAACGGACGCTCAACCGCGCCCGCTATATATCCAGCGGGCAAAGCCGCCAGAATGCTGATTACTAGCTTCTCTAAATTATCGAGAGACGCTGGGTTTGAGTTATATAACACAATCGCCGTGGCGGTCATATTGACTTTTAACTTGACATTACCTTTTGACAATAATGTCGGCTCTAGATATGGCGTTGCGGGTACTAAGACGACAGCGGGAGCGATAACAGATTCGGGGACGCTGTTATACACCGACGCGCTGACACCTGCGAGAGCTGTCTTAAGAGCATCCCGAATTGATCCTTGAATTGAAGACGCTGGCATTATTGAGCCATCGTTTCGACATCTAGGTACGGTGCTAATAAAGCTTGGACTCTCGAAAGTAGTGATCTACCGAGACGGAATGGAGTCGGCGTGAAATCGACACCCTCTAGCTGACCACCAATCGAGAGTCGGGACTGGAATATTTCGGTGCTAACGACATAAACGGCAGACTCGACCGCTGGCGTGCTCGCGTATAGTGTCGCGGCATCATAACCAGATAGATAAGCCGTTCCCTGTGGGATGGATGGCTGTAATTCGATGTCGGCATTTGTAACCGCGCACGAGAATACCTGGCCGCGATTTTGACTTGTGAAACCCGCTGGAAGAAATGGATATGGATAGCCGAATTGCGGCGAATAATCGCTTAGAAATCTATAATCATTTGTTACGGTCTTTGTCCCATTAAAAACCGATGGAAGACCGCTAATGACGACACTTTGTCCGGTCGTGAAGCCGTGCGGTCTGACGGTGAAGTAATACGCGACATTATTGGACAGACTTACATAAGCCACTTTCGAGCTATTTTGTACGAGCATCGGCAAGATTATGTTCTCAGCCGAGTCGATAATTTGATTCAGATAATTATCATCGTAGAGAGACGAGCTTACGCCCAGGACACTTCGAAGCTGTGTCGCTGTAATAATCGATGGCATAAGCCCGTCCTCTCTGATCTGCTGGGCTAACTCAGGAGCGAATTAGCCCATGACTATTTGGCTGTTACGCCTTGTTATTGTGGAATGATCCGCCAGCCAATTTCACGGCGATGGCTCCATAGCCGTAATACATGACCTGGATTTGTCCCGTGCTGATTAGATTGCTCTGGAGCTTGAGAGCTGGTGACTCGTACCAGGTATATGCCTCAGGATCGACGATAAGAATCGAACCGTCTGTGTCTGTGCCTTGCGCTGTGTTAGCTGTGACATAGAGATCAAGACCTGCGACATTACCGCGTAGAGAATCTGGACGAACGACACCGCCCGCGTTTTGTGGCTGTGATGCGTTATAGATTGGACGGCCAGAATCATTTAGAGTCATGATATTCGCCCATTGTGAAGTATTAACGATCATGTTTTTGGCGAATCTCTGAGTCGCGTTATAGACCGACGCTGATCCGCGGGCAACAATTCCGAGAAGCTCTGCGGCTGTTGGATAAGTTGTTGTCGTTGTTGCGTCACCTGTTGCGTTCTGATAAACGACCAAGTTTGCGCGTGCGTCTGTGGCTTTAGCGTATGCCGCGGCCATAGTCTTCATCAATTCTTCAAAGAAGAGTGGTGAGCTTCTGTCTAAAAGCTCTAAACTGAATGTCTGCTGTCCCGCGAATTTCTGGACATTTACAGTAACAAAAGCCGAATTCTGATCTTGCTCTGATGGTGCGGCTTCTTCTGCGGTTACAGCTACGGTCGGCACTTGTGTAATTTTTGGAATTTCGAAGCTCATACCCGCATCTGGCAAAGTACCGCGAGAAATTGCGTCGATTGTTGGTCGTACTAATGAAGATAGTCCATTAACGACTTCTGTGAGCTGGCGAGTAGGGATCAGGCCTGCGTTATCTGTGGTGTTATCTGCCGCTAATACATATTGGCGGGCATCGTGATCTCCAAGCGCGGCGCGTACCGAGTTCTCTAGGTACTTAACAGGTGTTACCTCGATGCGTGGCTTGGTATAGAAAGCGGGTCGAGCTGACGCTTCGACCTTTGCTGAAGCTTCCACCGTCTCATCTGCGGCGGGAGCGACGGTTGTGTCTTCCACTTTGTTCTCCTCTGTTGATGGGTTTGTTTCTTCGGCTGGCTTGTCGCCTTCCGAATTCTCTTTTGTTTCTTCTTCACTTGCGGCGACATCGGTGACTCTTGCCGATCGCACGGCGGGCTCTGTGACTAAACTGACCTCAATTAATTCACTTGATGCGATAAGCATCGCACCATCGACAGTTTCATAATCATCGACAGCGACTCCAACGCTAAAGCCATCACGAAGTCCAGCCATCGCTTCTTCCAGCGCATCTGTTCCCGCTGTGGTGTTAGCGATTTTGAATGTCGCATCAATGCCGACGGGCTTGTCGTCTTCGATTACTTCATCCATCGACAAAGTCATTCCGATCGGTCTTGTCCGGTCATGCTCTAAATTAAGTTTGACAGGTGTAAGCGGTACTGATCCAGCTTTGAAGATCGTACGACCTGCGCTAGTCATCGCGACTTCGTTGAATGTAACGATGCGGCCTGAAATAGTCCTGGCATTTGAATCGGCCGCTGTAATTTTTAATGGCACGGTTATCTTCATCGGATCATGTCCTCTTCTCTGCGTATTTCTTCTGGTGTAATTGCGCCGATACCTGCGAGAATCTGATAAACCTGCGCGCGTTCTAGCGGATTACCGCGCAAGAATTCGCCGAAGTTGAATCGTGCGTACTGACCCGCTGGCAAGAAATCACTCTGGCTTAATCTTTGTTCAATAACTGTCATTACAGGTTTCAAGCTGTAATCAATAAGATCGCGTCTTTGATTGATCGCATTTGAATAGGTGTTACTTTGTGGATCACTTGATGCGAACCACGCAGGAATACCAATCGCGCGACAAAGCTCCAGAGCGATGTATTGGCGTGCCTCATTAAGTTGAATTTCGGAAGGGTTGAAACCTAATTTCTCTAATACGACATCGGCATTAAGAAACGCCGTGGCTCTTTCTTTGCGAGCGCGTGACCACGAATCTAAAAGTGTGCGAATGCGATCGGCTGGCATCGCCGTTCCCGTTGTCTTCATTACGGTTAGTGGTGCTGGCTCGCGAGCATAATTTAACGCCGTACGCTCTAACCATGCGCCCGCTTTAATTGTCTGTCCAGCGCGATTTAATAGACCTTCATCCATTCCCATAAAGACTTTAATGTCTTCATTTCGAATCGCCTGTCCATCGATGCGATAACCTGTGATCTCCGTGCTCGTTGAATTCGTCATCACGGTCACGCGAGTCGGCGCAATTCTTTCGGCGGCTCTAACGCGACCATCTTCGGCGTAACGATCTAAGACTCTGAGATACGCATAACCATAAAAGATAATATCTTCGGCAACCCAGCTCCAGACATTTGCGCCAGGTACGCGCGGGTCTGGCTGATTGATAACACGCGGCGGATCAATGCGTGTCTCTGTCGATTTTTGCCATACATCGATATAAGTGCTCGCCACCGTTGAACAAATTATATTTCTGGCGCGCGCAAGTGTCGGCACGGCCATCGCTTCTTCCCGTAGAGCTGTGGTCGATGTTGCGAAATATGATCCAAAAGCATCGAAAGAATTAATGGGCAGATAGCTCGCCGCTGTAACGGTTTCGGGCGCGGTTACAGGCGCACCGATAAGCAAATCGCGCAATTTCATGTCCGAATTGTCCTGTATTGCGTAAAGCTATCCGACCAGAATGTCGATCTCGGTCTCTGGGCGTGTCGCGAAATGAGTTACGAGAGCCGCGGCGACTGTGGCACACACGGCCACCCGTGAAGCCCTGCGGCCAATAACCCACGCGCCATCGCCATAGGGTAATTTCGACGCGCTGAGTATTTGCTTACTGAGCTCAGGCTGACCCTTGTGGCGTAGCCGTTTAGATACGACCGCGCCTAGTAATTGATCGCACGCCATCGCATACTCTGATCCATCGACATCGACCACAGGGATGCCAGCGGGTGATAATCGCATCGCGACCGCTAACGATGTCCTCTTCGAGAATGCCAAAAGCTCTAAATTACTAAAGCGTCGAGCATAGGGCGCAATCTCATTGGCAATTTGTTTATCGTCAAGCGAGACGGCGTTATGCCAGGTGTGAAGAAGCTGGACGAAGAATTCTTCCCCATTAATTCTCTGCGCCGCAACCAGCGCACCGTGTCGCCGATCAGGTGACAAATCAATCGCCAGCCAGGTCGGCTTCACATCGTCCAGCTCCAGGGACTTATCCTCGCACAGACCCCACTCTTGTGGCGGGATGGCTGGGTTAATGCTATCGACCCAGCGGCATAAGACCTCGGTGCGAAAGACTGACGGATCATCATTAATCGAGCTTCGAATGTTATCGATGTGAATGGTACGACCGAGCGATGGGTTTGATGCCTTCCAATTCTCTAGATTGTCGATTTCATCGGTAGGCGCGCTCCACTCAAAATAGCCAATCTCGTCGCCATTACCTGCGGCCGCGGCCAGACCGCGCTCGCGTAGCTGATTAAGAATTACAGAATGCTGGTCTCCCGCGTTAGAGAAAGTCCAGAGCTGTGGGTTTTTGGCGGCCATCATGGTGTAACGCATCGACGACCAGGCTTCCGAGTCCTTCATTTCTCGAAGCTCATCCATGAAGACGGTTTCGGGTCTTGAAATTCCGCGCGCCGCCGAGTTAGCCGCCTTGACCATGTACCGCGTACCGTGGAGCGTCTCGATTTCTTCCGATCCGTGAGCCCAGCGTATCTTCTTAACTTGCGCTAATAACGATTCGTTACTTTCAAT